TGATTTCGCGGCCTGTAGTACATTCTGTGATAGCATCCTCGGCTCCATCGGCGTCACCGTCAGCGTGTCGCCCATCAGCGGCCAGCGGGTGATCGCCCCGTCCTCCGATTTCTGGACCCGGCGCGGATCAGCCTCGCTGCTGGTGCCAATGAGTCCGGCGTCAATCAGCTCCTCCAACCACTTGACATACTCATTGCGCCGATCCAGCACACGCTCGACGAACACGCCCCGCTCCATTCGCTTGGCTGTGCTCCAATCGACCCAGCCGAGCGTGCCCAGATCCTCACCCTCCGGCGCTTGCCGGTGCTCCCAATCCACCGGCAGCCGCCCCGTCTTTGTGAAGCGGCTCTCGATGTCGGTCTCCGGTGTGAAATACTCGCCAGCCGAGCCGTCGGGATTGACGTTGGGCGATGCGATGCCCTCCAGGTCACGCCCGCCGAACAGGACGATGTAGTTGGCGACGCGCAGCTCGTCGTCTGTGCGTGAAACTGCCTTCAGTTCATTTGCCATCTGGTCCCCCTAAACACAAAACCACCTCCCCCTACAACCCCAACCAGGCCAGCGCATCCCCGATGACCTTCTGCACGATGCGCTTGATTCGCCCGCCGCTCTCCACCTTGTCCCTAATGTCCTCAGTGGTGGGCCAGCCGATTGCGGCCATCATCGATGTTTGCCCGCCGGGGCTGTGGACGTAAGGCGCGTAGGATACGGGATTGCCCACGGCTGCCCCCGTTCGTCCGTGCTTCTCAACGTGCCACCTCGTGCCCAGGCGCTCACTCCCCGGTGATACTCCACGCCTATACGGCACGTCAATCTTGCCCTCTCGCAGCGCCGCGAAGAAGAACCGCCGCGACTTGTCGCTTGCGAATCCCCCCACTGCCGATAGTGGTACGTACTTCCGTGGAGGATACTGCCCAGCAATGCGCTTGACCTCGTGCCCCACGGCAATAGCCGCCAGCTGCATCACGCGCTGTAGGCGCCCGTCGAGCTTGGACAGCTTGGCCTCTAACTCCTCCAGTCCAGTGATCTTCAGCGTGACGGGCATTGAGAATCTCCTTATGTCTTTTCCCTAAAATACATACGTCCGCCAGCCGTCCCAGCGAGTATACGGTTTACTAGCCAGCAACCTACCCAGTCGCTTCGTACTCGGCTCGCCACGCTTTAGTCGGTATCGCCCCGTTTGCAACCAACCGTTGCTTCCTATCCTTGTGATATTGCAATCCACAGTCCCAGCCCGAGCATGAATGCGCACCTTTGCAAATCTCTCAAGTTTTCGCATTCCTCTCCTTAACTTCAGGATTTACCCCGGTAGCTTGATAATCAGCTTGACGGGCATTAGTAAACATGCCCCTCTTCATACTCCGGTAGCTCATAGTCAACAATCTTGCCGCCCACGATGCCAATAACTCTCTTGGCCTCGTGATAACTTGGGGCTGGATCTGCCCCAGAAGGACCATCTACATCTAGCATTCTATTGAGCATTTCTTTTAATTCTTCATCTTCGCTGGACCATTCCCAGCCTTCTAGCGTCGCTTCTTCTCCACCAATCTCTATCGTTGCCCTCATAGCCCCCTCACAAGAGAAACAATGAAGTCAAAATATTCCGGGTCCTGACGTGCCAATTTGATAGGATCTTTGTAGAGGAACTCAAGGCCCATTGAAACAATCTCCGTGGCGCTTATTTTCCCCCTGTGAATGTAAGCCTTGCCCATGTAGGGATTGATAAACCCGTCAAACCACGCCACTTCGTCTTTATCATAATTATCTCCCAGCCGCTGCAAAGATTCATCACCGGCGCGCTCTTTCAAAAACTCGATGGCCTTGTCAAGTACATCTGGATTAGTGTGTTCCAAATAATGTCCTAATTCATGAACAGCGCTTGTGGGTCCGGCACCCTGTCCCATATACACTTGATCGCGGAAACACCTAGAGCGCCCAGCTGTCGTGAATACCGAGACCTCGGCGTCATCGGGCATAAGCTCGGCATCTACCAGTTTCTCAAAGCGTGTAAGACCATCACCGAAATACCGTCTAGTTCTATCATCCAAGTCTTTGCCCGCTATCATTTTGACGTGGGACGGATTATCCACGGCGAGCCTCTCCAATATGGCGGTATCTCGCTCCTGTTTTAACGCAAACTGCTCACTATTCAAGTCAAGCCATTCACGCCACAATTTGCCATGTTCTGTAGTCCCAGCCTCCAACTTATCCATCTGGGCATTGAGCTTTGCTTTTCTTGCCGCTATCTCATCAATCCGCGGGTAGGCATCCATTTCAGCAAATAGCTGTTGTCTTAAATCTGCGGCGTCGAACTTAACTAGTTGCCCCATTTCCTCAAGTATCCGCTCCCGTTCAGCCGCCAGCTCACGGGCGTTCTCGCGGTGCTCTTTCAGCGGCAATGCACTGAGGCTCGTCCAGCACCGACAACGAGGATGCGCTGGTGGGCCACTGCTCAGGTGCCCGGGCCAATCTTGCTCCGGCTTGCCATTCAGAGGCCCGCAAATATTACATACCAAATCGTCATGATTGGTTTGCCATATACGGTTCATCTCCAGGCCCTCTTCCCCCAGCTTCGCCTGGTAGCGATTGGTCGCTTCGCTGTACGCCCTCGTCACCTCGGTGATCGCAATCATCTCGGCTCGGCTCTCACCAAATGCCGGACGAAGTAGCTGCCGGAGATTGCCCATCGTCATCCCTGACGTCTCGACGAAGGTGCTCGCAGCCTCTCGCACCACATCACGCGTCGTCTCCGTCAACCCCTGCACCAAATCATAGGAATACTCACGTGCCCATCGCGCCGCCTCCGTATTGATGATCGCGGGATCGAAGACAATACCCACGTCAGCGGCCAGATCCAGAACTCGCTGCGTCTGTATCAATTCCATCTCCGGTCGCAACGCGGCGTGAAAGTCCTTGAATAGCTGGTCATAGTCTATCGGTCGCCCCTGCTCAATGGCTTGAGCAACGCTCGTTTCCCATCCCTGCATCGCCTGTCGAATCTTGCGCTTGAGCCGCGCCTCAATAGCCTCACGTGAAGCCTTGAGTCCTACTTTTTTTTTAGAATAGCTCTCAGCGTCGGCAAGTGCATCAAACATATCGCTCACATCATCAGCGGTCTCGCAGCACTGCAATCCCTTCTTGATGACCGCCACCCTGCCGGGATGGATGATCTCCGTCTCAAACTCCAACGCCTTCTCCGGGTGGCCCTCCTCGAACCGCTTGGCGGCCATTCGCTCCCATTTGTCCAGCTCCACAGCCCGCGTCTCGCCCGTCGTCTCCGCCCGCTCACGCTGGTACTCAGCAAGCTGCTGGCGGTCCATCCCCTCGTCATCGTCGCCGCCCTGCCCGAACGCCGGCGGCTCTTGCTTCTCCTCGAAGCTGTCCACGTACCACTCCGGCACATCATCGGGCTTCGGAATCTCGATGCCAAGCATGTAAGCCGCGATGTTCTGCTTCATCCCCGCATCCACGTAGGTTTTGAAGGCAACGCTCCGCGTCTTCTCGTCAGCCTGGAATACGTCGAGCGTGTCCCACAGCCACGACCACTGATAGCCCAACGGCCTGAGTAGCTGCTCATTCAGCGTGTCGGCAACAAACTCTCCGAGCGGCAGCACCGTGTCCTGGTAGAACCCGATGTCGTCGCTCTCGGCCACGCCGCCACCGCCGAGACCCGACACCGATGACGACAGCAGCTTGGACATCGGCACGCCCATCGCCACCGCGATGTCCTCCCGCATCTGCTTCGTCAGCTCGGTATTGTTGAGGCTCTCTAGCCCCTCACCGATCTTCACCGGCTCGATGGAATCGGCGTTGATGATCTCGGTGTTGAAGCTCGACTTGCTGCCCTGCCCAAACGTGCGCCTCCACCAGTCCTTGAGACGATTGCGCTCCGCCTCGACCGGGTTGCCCTTGACGGCCAGCAGCGTGCCCTTGATCGCCCCGCGTGCGAAGAAGTCGGATATAAACTTGGCGGTATAGTAGTTGGCCCCCGCAGCCATCAGCGCGGCCTTCACAGGCGACGATTGCGGCGGCCCGATCTCCACGCTCTCATCAGGCGGCCAGAACCAGACGAACCGCTCTGCCGGGTAGACATACCGCTTGCCATTGATCTCACGCACAAACCGCTCGACGCCCTGCGGGCCGAACTCCGGCGTCAGCGTGCTCGCCGCCATATAGCGCAAGTCCGTGGTCTCCCCGCCCTTCTGCGTCTTGAACAGATACGCTGACCCTGGTGCCAGCAAGCTCCGCGCCACGAGCTCGATGATGCGGTTCGGGTCAGGGAGGAAGCCCAGCTTGTTCTGGTAGCCCTGGCTCTCATCCCAGGCGTCGTCGTTGCCCACCGGCGTGATACGCCACGGCACCCCGCGCATCGCATTGGCAATCAGGTTCATGCAGCGGTAGACGAACGCCACCTTCTGCGACGCCGTCTTGGTGCGGATCTCCCCGTCGGCGTCGCCGTCCTGATCAATGAGCCATTCCAGGAAGTCATCGAGCCGCCCGACGCTCACTGACTTTCTACCATCGGTGTACCAGAGGTTTTGCATAATGTCTCTCAGTAGATGTACCAGGTATAGTCGTTTATGGCCTGGTTCGCCAATGCACGCGCCATCACCGTGTCGTCGTGCATCCCCTCCGGCGCACTGTAGGATGATCGTCCCGTCCGCTCGCTCACTTTGCGCTCATACGCCTCAAGCTCCGCCGTCGCCACCGGGTCGGCCAGCCACTTGACCTCCTCACGCTCCAGGGCCAGCGCCAGCGATTCGATGAGCGGCGGCTTGCTGGAGGCCGTAGTCTGGAATCCGTAGACGGGCAGCCCGTCTCGCTGTAGTTGCTCGATGACGGGCTCGCCCATCGCGTTCGATTCGGCGCTGATGTAGCTCACGCCCCATTTCTCTGCCAGGGCCGCCAACCGCTGTCGCTGGAAAGCATAGTCAATCTGGTTGAACCTATCTAGCGCCAACTCTTTGCGGCAGTCCGCACAGACGACAGAGAGGCAGGTGAAATCCTGTGATTTTCCCCAATCTACGCCCATCAGCACGCGATGTCCCTGATGCTCCGATGGTGGATCACCTCCTTCCCATAGGTTGGCCTCGATGTTTCGGAAGACGGCTCCCTCATTTTCGAGGAACTCAGCAAGGTACTCCTGTCGAAACGTCACGTCTGGCAGTGCTTGCCGGGCAGCCTCGATTTCGCTTGCCACTATGAACGGATTGGCGCTAGTAGGAAACCGCCACGATTGCCAGTCATCCTCTGCCTCGTCCTGCCCCCTCACCCACAAACGCCAGAACCAGTTGCGTCCCTTCGGCGTGCTGATGAACAGTGCACGGCCCAGTCTATCGGATAGCGCCGGCCTCAGCGCCTCCGTCCACGCCGCCTCGCTGATAAACGCGCACTCGTCCATCACCAGGAAGTCGAGCCCCTCACCTCGCAAGCTGTCGGGCCTATCAGCGGAACGCACCCACACCTCGCCGCCGTTGTCGAAGAGGATTGCGCGGTCAACCTTCCGCTGCTCAATGTCCATCATTGGCAACAACTGCCGTCGCATTTCGTTCAAGCCGCGCCAGCCCACGTTAGCCATCGGGTAACTGGGAGCAATCCACCACGCCCTGCCGCCGGAGAGGGCAGCGTCAATGCACATCGCACTGCCCATCCAGGTTTTGCCCCAGCGGCGTCCTGACGCAAGAACGCGGAACCTCGCCGGGCAATCCCACACCTCGCGCTGGGCGGCGTGTAGCTCGACATCAATCGTCGCCTGCGCCATTGTCCACAGTAACCGGCCTCAGCGTGATAGCTAGCGGTTCGCCCTCCGGCCCGCTGATCTCTTGGCGTGTTGGCGCATCCAAGCCCATCAGCTCCGCTCGACGCCTCATGATCTTCAGCACACGGTCAATGGCTCCGTAGTCAGGATCGCGCCGCGTTGCCTTGGCATATAACGCCTTGAGCATGTCGTTTAGGCGCTCAAGCTCCATCTGCCGAACGTCATCAGCCTCTTCGCCAACCACACT